ATTTTCCAAACTTAGAAAAATCGGTGTCGTTACTCATTAGTCTCTCTTTATTCTTTGCTGTCGGCAGCGATACGTTTCATTGTCTGATACAGGCTGGACCAATCAAATGCCCCGAAGCCATCTTGGGTCATCAGTTTAAGCACTTCTGTCTTATTAAATTCCTGTGGGGCTTCCTCAATCGCATATCTGATTTCCTCCTTGGATTGTGGAGAGAGGCTAGGAACATATAGCTGCATTAGCTTATAATTCTTCTCAACCAGATCTCTATTTTCAAGAATGTTATTATGAACTTTTAATTTTTTCTCTGTTGCCTCGCAACATTCAATTATTTCCTCGATACTACAACTTCGCTCTTCTGATAGGAACGGAAACCTCTTGGCAATCGTTGGCAAGCCTGCTCCTCCCACACCTCGAAGATTGTCACTCTTGTCCCCCACAACGGCTCGCGCAAGGGCGAAGTTTAACGGATGTATTCCGTGCTCCAACGTTATCCGATGCTTATTCAACACAGCCTTTTGAGACGGCCTGAACAATATTGTTTCATCGTCACAGAGCTGAAAAAAATCTTTGTCGCTTGAGACAATAATCTTTTGCCAACCTTTGAGGGATGACATAGTAACCACGTAAGCAATTACATCATCTGCCTCGATGGCAGGCAGCATGGTTTGAGAGACGGGCATACAGTTTAAATATTCTGCCAGACGCGTCTGCTGCCAAATCTTATTTTCTAGTTCTTCATTCTCGGTCAGGTTGCGAATCTCCCGATTCAAACGGATGGGCTTTCTACCCTCCTTGTACCCCTTGTCAATGCTTTTTCTCTTCTGTGAGCCACCTGCGCCATCCCAGGCAATGACAATTTGGTCTGGCTTCGTATCTCGCACAAGCTTCTGTAAGATCTTTAAGAACCCCTTAAGCCCTCCGATGGGTTGTCCGTTTGTCGATAGGGATGGGTCCACAATGTATGCCCTGAAATACATATTCAGCGCGTCAATAATCAGAATCCTCGGCTTGGTCATAGTCTATTCTCCATAACTTCTATTATAACCGAAAAGCTTATCAAATGTCAATAAAAAAATGTCTCCATCGGAAACATAATTAACGTGGGGAGTTACCCCACTTTTTATACTTGGGCTTCTTAAGAGGTGCCTTCTTTTTTTTTCTCAGTTCCAGTTTTGGCTTAAGAATCATTATATCTTCGGGGATTCTTTTTCGCGGACTAACAAGAATCCAATTGTATGCTGGATTATTTAGTAGGCGTGAGCGATATGCTGCATAATAATAATTCTTGCGCTGCCAAGCGTAATCGCCCAAGCATCTTTTATAAATTTCTTTGTGTTGTTTCCAATGCCAGTGAATAATTTCAATTAAAGTGTTGGGTACCCGACCATGGTATATCCAACTGTCTTGAGATTTATTAAACTCAGCAGCCACCAAGGAAATCATTGACCCTTGATTGCGAAAATAAATCATAGGCACCTCGCGTTCCCAAACAACGAAGTATCCTCCCTTGTTCGCAGAGCTTCTACCATAGTAAAAAGAATCTGGCGCAGACTTGCAAGTTTTTGCATATGTCTCTGTAGCCGTCATTGATAGGAAACAAAGTCCTATCAAGAAAGAAAATAGTATACGTTTCATATTATGTCTCTCCATCGGATTCCTCATCCATGTCCTTATAAAACTCCGAGGCATCCCCCTCGCGTTTGTGAAATTTCATAATCACCTCTTCGTCCATGATAGACAAAACACGGTCACGAAACTTCTTGTCCTGCATCTTTTCCATCCACCTGCCGGGTTGAAACTTTTCAACCGTTCCATCGTCCATCTCCATAGAGTACCAGGCTCCAGCCGACGTCAGGTATCTTGAACCTTTGACAGCATCAAACCAACTCTCTTCGTCTTGAACACCAACGTCGGCTCCCCACAAGATCTTAAAGGCACACTGGCGACCTTGGGTTCCAAACCGAGACTTCTGTACCTTCACTTTCACTTCGGACCCAATGCGGAATCCGTTGTCATCTAATATAAATGACGCCTTCGCCTTGCGTCCAGTCAACCAAACCCTCAACGAGTAGGCATAATGCATCGCCTTGCCGCCTGGTGTGAAGTAGGGGGTTGTGAGGGCTTCCGCGATGTTGCTTGTAATGTTTGTTTTAAGTTGGTTCAAAACTAAAAGCGTCGACTTGCTATTGGCAATAGGGACAGTCAACTTTGACATTCCTTTCGAAAGTATTCGCGGCTTCACAGCCATAGATGATAGCGGATTAAAGTCACCTTCTACATCAGAAACGGATGGAGTTAGCGCTAGCGAATCCCAAATAAATAGCATCTGGTTTTCGTTTGTGCCCAATAAATCTTCAATAGTCTCAAGGACAAACTCTACCGAGCGCGCCTGAACATATAATACGCGGTCAATATCACAGCCTGCTTTCTCTAAAAAGGATGGGTCGATCGCAGATTCAGAATCGAAATAGATAACATCAATGTCCATCTTCTGTGCGTTGGCTGCAATCTGTGCTGCCATATAAGATTTACCCGTAGATTCTAAGCCTGCAATCTCCACCACCTTGCCCACGGGTATACCTGCAAGCTTCCCTCTACATACGATTGAATCAAGCCAGCGCGAACCAGTCGGAATCCACTGCTTTACTTCTGTTGGGTTTTCCGATGATAAATCATGCGCGACGTTGATGCCTGCTTTCTTATTGATAAGGTTTCGCATCTGTTCGATGCTCAATTTTCCTGCTTTTGTCTTCTTTGGTCTAGGCATATGAACCTCGTGAGTGATAAAAGTTGAGGCACCTGTAACCCGTGCCTCCCTGCGGTAACTGTCTATTGACTGTTCTTCGTCGCCTGTACGTGGGTTCGGACATCACCGGCAGACGTCTTAATCTGCTGCATTGCCTTTCGAACGCGCGTTCCTGCTGAAGAATTTCCATCGACGTAAAACTTATTATAATCCGCCTGCACTTCCGTAAGAAGGACAATCATATCGCTAAGTGTATGAGGAGTGTTTGTATCGTTATTCATAGTTTTTCCTTATGTTAAAGTATGAGACACCTGATAACCCTGTGCCTCCCTGTGGGAGCTGAAGAGCTATCTAACTTTTGGTCAAAACAAACTGATAAAGCTTTTCAGCTTCAGCAATGATATCTTCAGTCGTACCAGGATCAACGGGTGATTGCTGGTCTTCCGGCTTCAGATGCTCATTCTCATGCTGCCGAGCAATTTTATCAGAAACAATACCAATCGCCATTCCTAACAATTCGGTACGCAGTTCATAACCGCTTTTATTTTCACTCATAATATAACCTCCTGTGTGTAAGTGAATTGAGGCACCTGATAACCCTGTGCCTCCCCGTGGGCGAAGATTTTTAGCCCAGAAGCTCTTCGAACGCTTCCGACACGGAACTAGAATCTCCTCCAGACTGCGAAGAGCTATATTTCACAGTTTCAGTCGAGGACTCCTCCGCACCATCATCCCCAAGAAGATGTTCATCGAGCATTGCTTTGACTTCAACAGAAGTCTTGCGCTCGAAGAGATCTTCAAACTCGGGAATGCTCTCAAGCAACTCTGCGCACTCTTCGGATGTCTTATCAGCACATACCGGAGAGGTTGAGCGCTTGGGAGTGAGCTTGGTCAATGGGAATTGACCACCGGGTGGCTTACCGTACTTCATAACGAGGTCGGTGCCAGCGTCGACATCGGTGATGTCGCCGTACTCGGGATTGAGAACGAGGTTCAACAGCGTCTCATACGCCATCTTTCCATAGCCCCAAACCCGCACGCCGTTTTGCTCTTCACCACGCACAAAGACGGGAGAGAAGAAACGCTGACGTGAGAAGAGAGACTTAGCCATCTTCTTACTGTCGTCGTCGCCTTCGCGCCAAAGCTTGCTAGCGAATTCGCATACGGAACACTCTTCTCCATAGTTCTTCTTAGGACAGAGGAACCCGGAGTTTTTGCCCACGTTATAGTGGAACCAGAAATCCTTAAAAGGATCTCCATCAGAAGTAGGAATCACACGAATCGTCTGTTCCCCCTCTTGCGGTCGCCAGAAGGCACTAGACCTTCCATCACCACGGCTTTCGAGAGCTAGTTTTTTTGCTCTCATTTTTTTTAAATCAATACCCATTGTTATCTCCTTTCGAGTTAAAGTAAACTCGGCTAATTTCCCGAGTTTCTATTATAGATCCTAGCACAGTGCGATAGCCGTGTCAAGCTTTTTTTAAAATAATTCACCATTTTAGAGAGAAAAGCTCTCGCCGCAACCGCAAGTGTTGCTAGCCATAGGGTTTTTAAAAATGAAGCCACGCCCGACTAAACCATCTTGATAGTCCAAAATGGTGCCACCAAGATAAATTGTACTTTTGCGGTCCAGGTAGACCTCAAAGCTGTCGTAAGGCACTACGGTATCTCCTTCGGCACGTGCCGTAAAATCTAGGATATAACTCAAGCCCGAACAGCCCCCGCCTTTGATTCCCAGACGAAGCCCCATGCCCGCCTTATCTTCATCTTTTAAGAGGCGGCGCACTTCTGACTGGGCTGCCGGGGTAAGTATGACAACCCGAATTGCAGCGGTGGGCGGAGTGTCTCCCGTCATTATCAACTCTGCACCATCGAACTGTGTGCCGTGAGATAGATGTAATCATCCTCATACTTTGTTTCATAAACAGCATACGAGGTTTTTAAACCATCGTGTGCCCCAGCAGAAACTTGCTCACTGACTCTTTTCATTAGCGCACCATCCGTTCGTAATTTTTCTTCATTGATACCATAATAATAACTCTTTTCGCGTGGAAAGTCAAGTGCAAAAAATAAGTTTTCTTGTCCGCTATCCGGGTTGACAAATCCAAATGTGGAAATGCGAGCAATATCAAGAGTGTTACCCTGCCCGCCCAGGCATGCTTCGCTGTGATTGAAAACAGTGATCATGTGTAGGGTGGAAGCAACTGCCCCGTATACCCGGTCGTAATAAAACTTGATTGGGACTTCGCCCATAGTTGCGGCAACCAGAGGAACATCAATCAAATAAATTCTCTCGAACATAGCCGACCTAGCATATTCTTGCAACACTCCTCGCACAACCCTTTCGCTTAAGCGCTCGTTGTCTGATAAAAATTGCAGCTCTGGTTTGATATACAGCACAGTGATGCTATGTTCTTTTAGATGTTCTAAGATTCTTAGCGAAGAGGCTGCTATGTGTTCCGAACCATCAACCACAAGCAAGACGTTTCCTTCCACCTTCTTGAAAAAACTTTTTAGAGAAGGAAAATTCTTTTCATAACTTTCGGGGGATTTCTTCTTCGGCACAGTGAACACTGAACGTGTACGCTCCTTAGCTGGTCCCACCTTAATTTCATAAATGTCATATTGTGGGTAGTCTGCAAATTGTTTAGCAACCTGGCACCCACCCTTTCCTAATCCGATAATTGTTTTCATATTATTCTTCTACACTCTCGAGAATAATCCTAGACCTAAATGCGCCGCGTCGCGCAACCTTGTTCGTCATACAAATATCTAGATCTTCAATTGAATATTCCATTGTATCTAATACTTCTGCGAGTACTTCAAACACGTCTGCTAACTCTTC